GGCAGCATCAGCAAGCAACTGGAGTTCGCCGTGGAGTCGCTGCTCTCGTCACAGAAGTGGGGCTCCTACCGATGATCCGCCCCGGCGATCTACGCGAGCGCATCACGGTGCAGGTGGCCAGCGGCACGACCAATGCCCTCGGCGAGACGGTACTGGCGTGGGGCGACTCGTCTGCCGTGTGGGCGAGCGTCGAAGGCGTGTCGGCACGCGAGGCCCTGACGGCCGGGCAAAAGGAAACGACCGTCAGCCACCGGGTGCGGCTGCGTTACCTGCCGGGCCTGACGCAACAGATGCGGTTCTCGTGGCGATCCCGCACGCTGGACATCGTTAGCTTGCTCGAGCACGGCAACCGCTCAGAGCACGAGGCTATCTGCCAGGAGCGGCGGGATGGCTAATTCTTCGCCGCAGGCCGGCGTCAATGTGACGATCGACGTGCCTGGGCTGGACGAGGTGCGCGTGCGGTTCAAGCAGCTGCCCAAGAGGCTGGCCGCCAAGCACATGGCCGCAGGGCTTCGCCGCGCTGCCGAGCAGGGCGGCACGCTCCAGGCTCTTCGCACAAATACGCCACGTGGGCCGACAGGCAACCTGCGGCGGGCCATCGCTGTCAAAAGCAAGACGTACACCCGTGGCGAGCGTGGCGGCGTCGGCATCGCCATCATCGGCTATCGGGCCGGGCGGCGAATGAACGAGCCGTTTGATGACAAGAAGCTGGGCTACCACCAGGGGCTCCTGGAGTTCGGCACGAAGGAGCGATTCCGCAAGACCGCCAACGGCCTGCGTGTCTCCACGGGCAAGATGCCCACGGGCGGCAGCTACAAGCGGCCGCCGATCCGTACGGCCTGGGAGCAGACGAGGGGCCGCGTCGAAGCCCTGATGGTTCGTGAGATGAGCGACGCCGTAGAGGCAGCAGGCCGCGAGCTCGCCGGCCAGGTCCGTGCATCCCAGAGGGCTGGCTAATGTCTCTCAAGTCTCCCGAGGCAGTACTGCGAAACGCGCTCGTCGCTAATACCGCCGTGCAGGCGATCATCAACGGGCGGATCTACCCACTACGGCACGTAGGGCCAGCACCGATCCAGTTTCCGCTGATTATCTGGCGACGTGCTCGCATTGAGCGAGTGCCAACGATGACCGGCCCGGCGGGCATGCCACGGGTAACGATGGAACTGTACATCTATGCCACGACCTACAACGTGGCCCGCGACCTAGCAGACAAATGCCGCCGCGTTCTGGATGGGTATGCCGGGTCCATCGACAATACGGAAGTGCGGCAGGCCACCTTGGAAGACGAGTCTGATGACATCGTCGATCAAGAGGGAGCCGAAACCTCGATATACAGCGTTCGTCAGGAATACGACATTTTCTGGGTGGAGAACTAACTCATGGCATCCCACGGTCAAGGCACGTCGCTCACGTTTGCTGGCTCGACCTACACGGTGACGAGCGTCACGTACTCGATGAACAACGTCGGCGGTGACGATACCATCGACATTTCGCACCTTGGCCAGTCGGCCGGCTCCAACGTCCTGACTATGGATCGCCCGCTCAAGGGCTCCGCGTCCGACACGGGCCGCGAGGTGAGCATTGAGTACATCGGCACTGCTCCGATCACGGACGGCGCGACCGGCACGCTTGCCATCACTGGCGGGCTGACGCTTTCGGCGTCAGCCACGGTGCAGAGCTCGTCTGTCACGCTGACGGTGAACGACGTGACGCGAGGCCAGGCCACCTTCCGCGTTGCGCGAGTCTAAGCCGCTACGGAGGGTTCCGTGGCTACTTACTCGCATGGCGTTGGCGTGACCTGGGGAGGCTCTGCCTTCTCCGAGATTGTCGGCTTGGATTGGACGTACGGCGGCGGTGCCCCCAAGGGACGCAGCGTCGTGTGGACAGACGAAGCTGGCAGCGTCTCCGTTACCACGCTGGCGGGTGCCAACACGAGCACGGGCGAGTATGGCCTGCGGAAGCAGCTCGTGATCTCGGGCGGCGGCCAATCCTTGACGGTGCAGGCAGTATGGGAGTCGCTGAGCGTGGCGAATGAAGTGAACGGCGTGACCCGTTACACCGTCACGTTCAAGATCCTGGACGGGTAAACCATGGCACTGACCAAAGAACAGATTCTGGCGGCGGACGATCTGGGCCTGCTCGAGCTCAAGGTGAAGGAGTGGGGCGGCTCTGTGTTCATCCGCATCATGACCTGCGGCGAGCGCGACGCTTACGAGAACGAATGGGTGAAGAACAAAGAGCGTGGCGTCGAGAACTTCCGCACGAAGTTTCTGGCCAAGTGCCTCTGCGACGAGAAGGGCGAGCGGCTCTTCTCTGATGCCGAAGTCGATCAGCTGGCAAGAAAGTCTGCGAAGGTCATGGCTCGCGTGTGGGCCAAGGCCATGGAGCACAACGCTCTCACCGACAAAGACGTGGAGGAACTCGCAAAAAACTAGCCATCCGCCCGACGCGCGTGTTTCTGTTTCGTCTGGCGGGTTATTTGAAAATGACGGTGCGACAGCTCTGCGAGCAGATGGATTCGCGGGAGTTTGCCGAGTGGGTTGCGATCCACCGGCATTACCACCCGCTACCCGACGAGTGGAGGCAGACGGGCCTGATGGCCAGCGCGAGCCTTGCACCGTACTGCCCGCGAGGGCGAACGCCGAAGGCTGAAGACTTCGTGCCTGTCGCAAGGGCACCTCAGCACGATATGCAGATTGCGGAAACATTGGCACAGTTGGCGAAAGACTTGGGCGGTGAGTAATGGCAACCGTTATTGGCCTTGGCGTGCAGTTCAGCGCGAACGCCAGCGGTATGACCAAAGGTCTGTCGCAGGTCGATCGCCAGCTGCAGAACCTCGGCAAGCAGGCAGGCCAAGCCGCTAGGCTGTTTGACACGTTCGCATCGTCCAGCGCCGCAGCATCGGCAGCCCAGCAGCAGGTTGCCACCGACATTGCCTTTCTGGGCAGTGCTCTACGCACAGGCCAGGTGACGGCGGAGCAATACGCTGCCGAGCTCCAGGCGATCGTCGGCAGTGCCCAGCAGCAGGCCGCTGCGTTTGCGGAAGGGGCGCGGATCACAGAGCAGGTGGCGACCGCCGAAGAGCGGCGGGCCGCAACGCTTGAACGTCTCGGGCAACTGCTCGCCACTGGCGCGATCAACGAAGAGACGTACAGCCGGGCGGCAGCAGAGGCCAGCGGCGAGAACGAGGCAGCAGCCAAGGCAGAGACAGACCGTGCCGCTGCTCTGGCCCGCGCCGCCCAGATCACGCAGGCCAACCTCAGCCCGCAGCAGAAGTACGACCAGCAGGTGCAGGAGCTAAGCGGCCACTTGGCTGCCGGCCGCATCACGCAGGAGACGTACAGCTCCGCGCTCAACAAAGCGGCCACGGATTTTGCCAAGGCGACGATCGCCGCCAACAAGTACGACGCTTCGGTGGAGGCGGCCGGCGACGGCGGCACGCTGAAGTTCAACGAGCTGAGCGGTGCACTCGCTGCGATCCCTGGCCCGATCGGCAACGTGGCTGGCCGGCTCTCTGGCCTTGCGTCGGCCGGCGAAGGGCTGGGCCGCGTGTTCTCTGGTGGATTGACGCAGGGGCTCGCTGGCATCGGCGCTTCAGTGGCCGGGCTCATCAACCCGTTCACTGCCGGCCTGGCCGCCGTGGCTGCGTTTGGTGCCGGGGCCAGTGCTGTAGCAAACGGACTGCTCGCCTTGGACGAGCGCGTTGAGCAGTTGGGCAATCTCGCCGATCAGCTCGGCGTCTCATTTGGATTTATCCAAGTTCTCGAAGAGTCGGCAAACCGCTCTGGCGTTTCCGTGGATACCCTTGCCGGCTCCATGACTCGCCTGCAGAAGACGCTTGCGGGGGCCGACGAGGAAAGCAAGTCGGCACAGTCAGCGCTGTCTCGGCTTGGCATTTCAATTGACGAGCTCAACGGCCTTTCCCAGCAGGACCAGATCACGCTTGTCGGAGATCGAATTTCGGCCATCGAAGACCCGGCAAAGCGTACGGCCGCAGCTGTGGCGCTGTTCGGCAAAAGCGGCGCAACGCTGCTTCCGTTCTTTAACAACCTCGGGCCTGCGGCCGATGACATCGAGCGCCTCGGCGGATCGCTCTCGGAAATCGACAGAGGACGCATTGACGATTTCGGCGACGGTATCGACCAGCTGAGGATAGCTAGCTCTCGCCTTGGCGACCTGCTGACATTGCCGTTTGCTGGACTAGGCGAGGGCATTGCTCGAGGGGCTGGCGAGTTCTTGGGTGGCATCAATGCCATCGTCGGTCCGATTGGCCAGATTCTCGAGCCTGCACTGTCTGCCCTTGGGCTGGCGTTTGAATTGCTCGGTACGACTATCGGCGCGGTAGCCAGCATCATCGGGGCAGCACTTGACCCCATTGCGGCAGCAATCCAAGGGCTCAGCCAGGCTGCAGAAGGAGTCGGAGAATATTTAAGCGGATGGCTAGAAACCGCCCAACAATGGCTGGGCATTAAGGCAGAACTGGAAACGCCAGTCGTTGCAGAGTTTGACGTGACCCAGCCAACGCTTGCTGCCACGCAGTTTTCCGACGCTATCGGCCAGGCGGCAATCGCTGCATCAGAGTTTGGGCAGGCCGGCTTTGAGGCGGCTCTGGCATACCAGACCGGCTTGGAGCAGATCGCCCAACTGCAGGCTGACGGCACGCTGACCGCCGACGAGGCGAAGAAGGCAGCCGAGCAGGAAAAGGCAGCCTTTGAGGCCAAGATCGAAACGCTTGAAAGTGAAGCCGACGCACAGCGGAAGTCTGCCGAAGCGGCACAACAGGCGGCCGACCAAAAGATCGAAGCGGCCCAGCGTGCTGCCGACGCACAGATCGACGCCGATCGCCGGCTGGCTGATTCGTTCATTGCGTCGCAGGGCATCGGTGCCCAGGACGATCGCGCCAGGGCGCAGGAGACGCTGCTGGCGATCACGCGGCAGATCGAAGAGACAGAAGCGGCGATTGCCGAAGCTCGCGCCGCTGGCGATGCTCAGGCAGAGGCCGCTGCGATCCGGCGGCTGCAGGTTCTCGATCAGGCCCAGGCTGCCGCACAGCAGACTGTGGACGTTGGCTTTTCGACACAAGACGCACAGCGTGCAATCGACGACGTTCGCAGCCAGCTCGATGACACGTTCACGTTCGACAATTTCCAGGTCGCCCCCGAGGCGTTTAGTGCTGCACAAGAGCAGCTGGCCCAGCTCGAGCAGGACCTGCTATCCGGTGCCATCGACCCCGAGACGTTTGAGCAGGCGGCCGACGCCATTCGCTCAGGCTTCGAGGATGCCCTTCGTGACGCTAACGAGATCGCCCAACTGAACGAGCGGTACGCCGAGCAGTCTGCCGAGATCGAGCGCGAGCGGCTTGCCAACCTTGCGAGAACAGGGCCGACCACTGTGCAGGCGTCAGACCTGCGGACGAGCGAAGGCGCTTCCCAGTTCCTGCGGCTCGCCACGGGACAGCAAGACCCGGCGATCGAGGAGTACCGCAAGCAGTTGTCCAAGCTCGATGAGATCAGGCGTGAGATCGCCAAGGTTGGCGGCACTGTAGAAATCGTGGGGGCGTAGCCGTGGCCATCATCGGATTCCGCGAAGTTCTCCCCCGCACGTTCTCGCACAAGTTTGGCGAGAGCCCCACGGCAGAACGTAAGTTCGTCGTGACGGTGAGCGTCCCTGTGGGCCACCAGTCGCTGATCGACGCCGTGGGCATCTACCACGGGTCCGTGCATCCAGAGTTTCCGTACCTGCTCTGCACCGAGGGCAACGTAACGGAGACAGACCGGCAGCACGCGGAGATCACGTACCGCTATGAAGTGCCGCAGGTTGGCAGCCAAGACAATCAAGCAAATCCGCTCGCTCGCAAAGACGTGTGGAGTTTCAGCACTGGCGGGGCTGCGGTGCCGGCTCTCGTCTACTACCACGGCAGCGGCAACAACACGCGACGGTCCCTGACCAACTCTGCCGGCGATTTCTTTGAGGGGGCGATGACTGAGGAGGCAGAGCTGCGAGCCAGCATTAGCGGCAACCGCTCTGCCTTCCCGCTCGGAGACGCGGCAGCCGTCACCAACACAGTGAACGGCTCGCCATTTCTCGGCGGCGCGATACACACGTGGAAGTGCGCAGGCATCAGCGGCCAACAGCAGGTCGAAGTCGTCAATGGCATGGAGATCAAATACTGGAGCGTTACCGCCGAACTCATTTACCGGCAGAGCGGCTGGAATCTTTTGCTGCCTAACGTCGGATGGAACTACGTAGAGGGTGGAAAAAAGAAACGCGCATACGTGATCGACGCAGACAGCGGCGACAAGGTTGCTTCTAGTAATCCTCAGCCCTTGCTC